ACGTGGAACTCTCTGCACCAGTGCCACCAAACATCATACAGGCCATCATTGAAAAGGTGCAGTCCCTGAAACCCGACATGGCTCCTATTGATACCGTGTTTGTGAACATTCAGCCAGACGGCAGCTACCGCTCGCGCATCATGTTTTACAACACCAAGCAATTTTTTGGCATCCAGTACGACGTCAGCGCCAAGGTGGATGCGGATGGGTCGGTGAACATACTGAACATCGGGGACTCGGCCACTATTGACCCGTCTGTTGGGTACAAATCAGACACGTATATGCCGTGGACTGAAGTGGCTGCCAACCTGGCTTCACAGTTCAAGGGTGCCCTGAAGGGTTATAAAGATCAGCCCCCCCAGCCCAATCTCAAGAACGTCAACGCTGCTTATGAACAGAATATGATAATGACTCAGACGAACCTCCAGACTCGCGAGTAAACAAGTGCACTAAATTAGTGTATTAAATTAGATGGCTGTTTCGGCTAAACAAATTGCAGCTTCTGAAAAGAAGCGAGACTTTGCTAAAAAAGAGTACTATAAGGCTCTTCTTGAGCAATTTTGTAGAAAAATCAAGGTGGCTTCAGAGCTGGGACACAGGGACACTGTGGTGACGGTCCCTCCCGTCGTTATAGGATATCCTATATATGATCTTCCGACGACGGTGGGATACATGTGTCGGCAGCTGATACGCCTAGGCTACACAATCAATCTCGTGGGGCCACTTGACATACGTGTTCAGTGGTCCAAGGCGGCCAGTTTAGATTCAGAGGTGGAAAAGGAGGTCCATCAACCAGACGTCTACCTCCCGAGTCTCGCCAACTTGAAAAAGACGGCTCAGAAACTGCGCGTAATTAAGAAATAAATTCACAAAAAAATTAATGGAATTATCTGTACAGTTGACGTGTCCCTGCCGACCAGGATTTACATATAAAAATATCACCACCCATAAAAAATCCAAGCTGCATCAAACGTGGGAAGCTAATCAGGTTCATAAAAGTGACAAGATTCGGTCAAAGGAATTTGAGAATGAAATTGAAAGACTCAAGAGGCGCGTGACTCACAAAGAGGCGGTTGAGGTGGCACTTCTGAACCGCATTAACCAACTTGAGGAAGAGATTTTATATTGGAAAACGGCTTCTGAGGGGGTGTACGTTAATTAGGCTGTTAATAATTCTTTGGATCTATTAACGGATGGACATCCTCAACGAGTCTGAACGCCGATTCACCAAGAAACTCTGTGACGCCATGGTTCCTGTTATGATTGAGGCTTTTTGGGAAATTTGGCTAGAGGCCAAGAAGGAATCCCAGGGGAAAAATACGACACGTGTGTTCCAGGAGCTCCTCCGGGGTGTCAAAACCTGGAACTCTTCAATTTCCCTCAAAAATACAGAGGCCATTATCAAAAACCAGGTTCTTTTCCCCAACTTGCTCGCAGCAGTGTTTGTTATTCACGTTAAAATTCTGAGTGCAATCAGAACTGATAAAAAGTCTAGAAAAATCAGTATCAAGCTCCCAGCCAATGACGTGTTTGTTCAGCGGTGCTACGAAGCCTGTGCAAAGGATCTCTACGAGAGTCCGAGTATCATCGTGGACAACAAGTCGGAGGAGGAGCGCAACAATGATTTGAACACCCGATTTAACAAGAGAATTTGTGTAGTCATAGAGGATCTCATCCCAACCGCTGAGATTCTCAATACGTATCTCCCCCTCCCAGCGATGGGTCAAGATTTAGACATGGAACACGATGACGATGATCCCGAGGCGGAAGAGGACATTCCAGACATAGAAGAAGAGGAGCCCATAGGCGAGGGCGTGGCTGACGGCCTCCCTCAGAATACGGGCAACATGGAGTTTGGCAAGACGCCAGGCGGCGTTGACAATGCCGTGACGGTGAATAATTCACTCACGCCTCCAGAAGTCCCGGGTGGCACGCCGGCTCCGAACGAGGAGGGCGAGTCCCTCTTTCCAGACGCGCCCACCAGAATTCAGAAACTGCCTCATTCCTAAAAGAATTAAACTCTAAGAAATTAATAGAATGGATCAGTACTTCCGCGAACCTATGAGCGCCGGTGTAATTGCAGCGGCGGCCGTGATGGCCTATGTGTTTATCAAAGCTAAAATGAACAACGAAGGCAAGTTGAAGAATTCAGATTACTTCAAGCCCGCCTTTCTTGTAGGCATCCTCGTGTATTTCATAGTGAGTCAGGGTCAGGGCGATTCTGGTCCGATAATGAAGGAACCATTTTAAATAAGGAATTAAAACATTTAAAAAATACATGACGACCATCAAAGCATTTGATGACATGATGGGTCAGTTCCTCGGAGAACTCACAGGCACGTTCCCCGACGAGCCCCCCAAGACTGGTGTGGACTGTCCGACTTTTATGAAGCAGATCGCCCCATGGATCCCACGCATGACGGCGCGTGATGAGGCGTTTTTCAGCGAGGATAACGAGTTTATTAAAAGCGTCAATCTGCACATCATTTGGAAGCGTGAGGATTGTACGGAAAATACGAAGCAGGCCATCTGGCAGTACCTCCAGTCCCTGTACATGATCGGCACGACTATGAGCATGTTTCCACCCGAGACGCTCAGCGCAATTGAGGCGGCTGCAGAGAATTGCGCCAAGAATATGAAGATGGGTCCAGATGGCCAACTTGACGAGAAGTCGCTGATGGCGGGTGTGAACAGTATGCTCAGTCAGATGATGAGCGGCGGCGGCGGCGCGAGCAACCCATTCGCCGCCCTCATGGGTGCCGTACCTCCTCCACACCAGCAGCGTGCCCAGCCCCGCCCAGGTTCTCGCAAGAAGAAATCTTCTAAGTAAATATAAGAATGGATCCAAAGGAAATTTTCAAGACGAGTGATATCCTAAAGTTTTGGCCCACCGCGACACAGTCCGCTGATGAGCGCGTCTCGGCCACCACCCGTTTTGTTCTTTATGCAATGTGCATTGTTTATATAATTAACCGTGATCCACGCATTTTCGCGCTCGGTGGCATCGCCCTTGCGATTTTGTACTACATGTGGACTTCCAACATGGTTAAAGACGGTAAACTGCGCAGCACGATTGGAGATGCGCGACTCTCTTCCGTTTTCCGCTCTAATGTGACGCTTCCATCAGTTGAGAATTCCATGGGCAACGTGCTGATGACCGACTACGTGGACAACCCAGATCGTCCCGCCGCCGCGTGGTACCCCAGCGTGCGCACACAGGTCCAGCAGGCTTGGAGCCAGATCCATCCTTTTGAGCGACAGCGCGACGCCGAGCGCAATTTCTACACGATGCCAGCGTCAACAATTCCAAATGATCAGACTGGATTTGCTCAAGCGGCGTACGGCAAACCATTCGCTCCCAAGTGCCACGACCAAGGTGGCGCGGCCTGCGACCCAGATCGTTTCTACTCCGCCTTCCCAGAGCGTGTCCAGATGCAGGGTGGAAACGGACGGTAAAAATAAATATGATATTAAAGTAATAATGCCAACTCTTGACGTGAGTCCATTAACCCTTGAGAAGGGTGTGTGGTTCGGTCCAGCACAGGTTGTTCTTGAGGACAAGACTCAGGTTGAGAGCAGCCTTCGCGTGGAGCCAACCACGGCGTGGAAGAAGGGCTGGTCCGAACAGACCTATGACTTCCCCAACAGCTACGTAACCCTTCCCCTCCGTGTGCTGGAGTGGAACCCAATCAGCACATTTGTTGATGATCAGAATAACCGCTTTGCTCAGCGCTATTTCAGCAAACCAGCAAAGACCTGGAATCGCTAAAAAAAGATGTACATTAATTAATAATGGACCCATTGGCGCTTGCCGCCGTTGTTGGTCTTGTGTTTGCCGGAAAGAAGTTGTCCGATAATGACTCGGCGCCCCCACCTGCAACCACGAAACCCCGTGCTCCTCTTACCCGCCGTCAGATTGATATGATGGTGGAACCGGCTAATCATTCAGCCGACTATTTTGATCTGAAAAACACCACACCCGATCTCGGTCGCCGCATCGGTGATTGGCGGCTCCGTTCCAAGGAGGCGGTTCCTAACCTCCAGGACATCACGCCGACGAATTCTCGGATGCCATACGGTCAGCCGGTTTATGATTTGTATAACCGTCAGTACATCACGAATAAGCAGAACAACATCGCACCACTTGAGCAGCCCATGAACGTCGGACCAGGTCTGGGCGTCGGACCAGATGTGCCCGCGGCAGGCGGTTTCCAGGACTACTTCCGTGCTCTACCAATCAACGTGAATGAAGAGAAGCTCACGACGCTCGAGGGTCGCACTGGTCCCCGTAACCCCTTCGTAAAGAGCGGTGGCGCCGCATATATCGGTGACATCACACACGAGGCTGCCCAGTCCAAGACGGCTTTCCGTAATCCAGGCGCCTATGGCGGCGGCGGCGCGCAGAGCGCTCTCGTGGCCCCAGAAGGCCGCCCCAACTTTCTCAAGACGAAGAAAATGACTATTCGCAGCGAGACGGGCTTGCGTACGGACACCCTGTCAGACGGCCCCCCACAGTACAACGTGTCTCAACCTTACGCGGCAGCCAAGGATTCTTACACGGACACGGCACTCACACGTTCCAGTGGTTACCGCGAGAAGCACGATCGGGGGGCAAACGGAGAGCGGATGAACGTTCGCTCAGATCCTGTGAACCAGGTGGGTTCAGGAACTCATTACCGCGCCGAGTCAAAGCCCGTTCAACCCGGCCCTATGGCGGTCACAGGCTCCAACCAGGGCCGTGGTGTTTTGCCTCCAGAATTTGACGATCCTCTCAACGAATTCAAGTCGCAGCCCAACCCGCGGGCCCAGAGCGACTTTTTGGACATCGCCATTCAACAACTGGAGAAAAATCCATTGGCATATTCCCTGGCGACGCCCAAGGCGCCAGACGCGGCCATGATGACCACACCTTTCGTCACGGTTTCTTGATTATAAAAAAATATAGGTTTATTCTAAAATGAGCGGTGGTGTTGTTCAGCTCGTCGCCGTCGGACCTCAGGACGCTTGGCTGACCGGCAAGCCAGAGGTTTCTTTCTACCGGTCAAACTACAAGCGTTATACCCACTACGCCAACTCCGTGGAGCGCCAGGTGATTCAGGGAACCGCGATTGCGGGTGGCATCTCCACCATTCGTTTTGAGAAGAAGGGTGATCTGCTCAGCTATGTGTATCTGACCGTCCGTGATTCCACCGGCGGCATCCTGGTGAATCCAGACTGGACTCGCATCATTGACAAGGTGGAGCTCATGATCGGCGGCCAGATTGTGGACACCCAGGACATCGAGTACATGACTGACATCGAGCCAATCACCGGCGCCCAAAACTACTCCCAGC